GTCTGTAAAATTATTTGCCTCGTATGATAAAGATGAAGATGGTTATGTGTTTGGTGATCGTACTATGATTCCTCGGGCTTGGGTAAAGAAGATTCAGAAGTTGTAGATGGAGTCACATCGATTATCTGTGCGTAGTCGTCTAATATCTGTTTCATCTTTGCTTCTAATTCTTGTTCTGATAGGTCCTCTAACTTTCCTGTTTTTATTATTTTTCTATCTATGTATAGTCCTGCTGCTTTGCCTCTGTTTGCTTCCGCATTCACTGCTGAAGAGAATGATCCTTTTTTCAAAGCGGCCTCACGCAACCTCGCAAGTTCTGCAACGTGACCCTCGTAAGTAACTTCATGTTTACGCAGTCTCTCTTCTTTCAACTCACCAATATATTTAACAACAAGTGGTGATAACTTTGGATTTGTAAGTTCAGATCCTTCCTGCCTTGCACGTTTTGGTGAATACCCTGCAGCCAGAGCTGCCTCTGTCTTAGTCATAGGTCCGTCTGGTCCTCCAAATACTAAGAACTCTGCGAACCTTTGCTGCATTTCTGTTAATCTCTTTGGTACTCCCATGATTGACTTTTTAAGGTAACTATCCTATAAAGTCAATAATGTTTGTTAAACATCTACAGGAATACTTAGACCAATTTACTGACGGCAAAAAGGGTAATGCCATATCCAATGCTAGAATCTACATAGATGTCAATGGTCATTTAGAAGAGATAAAAAGAATTGAAGTGCAAGAGTCAAATATAATTGGACATAGTATGATCCGTGTTGTATTAAAACATACGAAACAAAAGTTAATTATCGCTCCTAAGACACCCGATTAGAAAGCCCTAGTTACCTTGAAACCCGAGCGAAAATTATATGCAAAAATTAAAAAATCTATACCTGAAATCTCCTGGATTAGGCTTGAAAACTCTAGCTTACACGGTACTCCCGATCTACTGGGTTGCACTGTTAATGGCCACTTTTTTACAGTAGAGTTAAAAGTTACAAGAGGTAACAAGGTGCGCTTCAGTCCGCATCAGATTGCCTTTCATATTAAACACCCACACAATACTTTTATCTGCATTGAGCACCTCGGTTCAGGATGCTTGAAACTTTTCCGTGGTTCTAGGATCAAAGAGCTTGTTGCTTGTGGCTTTAAGCTTGACGCTTGTTGCTTGGGGCTTGATGCTTGCCGCTTGATGCTTCAGGAGCTTGGGGCTTGACGCTTGAAGCTTGGGGCTCTGCAACCCGCCCACGCGTTGAGTTAGCGGTAGAGTCCTCCCGAGCTTGAAGCTTATTACGTAGCTTTCGTAATTCTTTATAATATTTTGGATGTCTAAACATTTTAATGTGCTTTGTATTGTATTGTCTTTATAGCAGGGTCCCAACACGCTCTACAATCTAAACATTGATTGCCCTGTTTTGAGCTTGGACAGTTGCCGCCTTCAGTTACTACTTCTGAGCTGTTAGGCCACGAAGCAGGCGCCGCCTGGTCTACCATCGGCGCGCTAAATCGTATGACTAAATTGTCAGGCTTCGCTTGCAGGTAGTCCTTGATCCATGCTTCACGGGTCGGTAACCAGTGACGCTTGCCAGGTGTTAACCTGCACACTGCGTAGATCTTCTTGAGGTGATCTAAGTCTTGGACATCCCCTGAGTCATGCCAGCGGAATACATCGGGCTTTTTGCTGTTGATCAGATGGGCCATTGCTTCAACCCATCGCGGGGACTTGATAGCCTTCAGTCTCCGGTACTGTGCATCCTGTACAACTTTGAAAACGTAACAGCCCTTCAATGCATAGCAGTCGTAACACACTGAGCCCTTCACCTGCTGGAGCTTGCCGCCGGTCTTGCATTCTTTTGCTGGAAGGCCAATTGACCATCCTGGCATCTTGGAAGGTTTGGAAAGGCTGCCGCCTATAATTTTTAATGCTCTTTCTGTTTTCATATATCCTATATAATCCTTTATTCTTTATTGTCAAGCTTGATGCTTGGAGCTTGCCGCTTGAAGCTTGCGGCTTGAAGCTTGCGCCTCAAGCCCTTGGGGTCACTGTTTATAGAGCCGTACACCCTCACAAATCGAGCTCTTGACCAGTGACAGAGGCCCAGACTTGCAAGTTGACTAGGGCCTATTTTTAAAAGTCACTGATCCCAGGTCCATCAACGGTACGGGCGCGACCCGGATGGCCAATGGACCAGGGATCAGTTTTGGATGATGCCCAGACCATACCTGTGCATTTAATACTATTGTATGTCTCGTCCAAATCTGATCCCAGGTCCAGCCTTAAAGATGCTCGAGACTGTCTGTACTGGACCAGGGATCAGTTGGGTCTCTTCTTATAAGTTATCACTGGATTAATACAAGTTGTATATCTCTCAATAACTGGATCCCAAAAACACATTAATTTATTTCCTTTGTAATCCTCCCAAACTCTGCAACCCTCTTTGTTTAAAGTTCCTATTCTTCTAATAGTTTTATTATATTTCTTTGCATACCAAGAAACAATAATATCTGATTTTTCTTCTATCTCTTTTGCAAATTTATTAAATTGTTCTATGTCCATTTGTTATCCTTTCTGGGACTATCCTATATTATAGGATAGCCCCTGTCAATCATTAACTTTGCGCGATAGCTTTTATTTTGGAAGTATCCACATTCCAAGTTAAACCAATATGTTTAACTACCAGATTTAAACTTTGTTTAAGTTCTTCTGGCGTTCCACTTTCCATAACATTATCTATTGCTTTTTGTTTCAGGTCTTTTAGGTCTTTGAGAGTTTTACCTTCAGGTCTTCTCTCAATTTCCCTATCAACTAAGTCTTTAGCCCAACTTCTTAATTGACCTTCGCAATCTTCAAGAGTTAATCTTTCATCATCTCTTTCAAAAGAATAAGACAACTCTTTTTTTTCTTTCTTTGATTGTTTTTCAAAAAAAGTTTTGGCGTTGTTTTGAGCTTCCTTCATAAACTCTTCGGCCTCCTTCATTTGCTGTAAGATTTTATCTGCGCCCATTTTCTTTGCTAGTTTTTTAACAACATTGTTAGTCGCCTCAGTTTTATACTGTTTGATTAACAACTCTTGTTCACTAATTAGAGGTTGAAAATATCTATTAACTTTATTTTCAAAATGCTCTAATTGATATTTAGTCATTTTAGTCATTGTTTATTTTTCCTTTCTGATTTGTTTTTATCACTTGACATATAACCTGTCAATGATAATGTAGGATTATGACAGATAATAAAGACTATACAAGACGAAACAGATTCAATGGTGAGACTGTTGAATTAACAAAGGAAGAGGCGGACCTGCATGATAAAGTTTTTTATCATGAGGCCCTTGAACAATGGGACGCCATGTTAAAATGTAAGGATAAGTTTAGTAGACTAAACCCTAAAGCTTACATGACTTTGTTAGATTAACTCCTTGCCCCTGGCCCATGAGGTTATATACCTAGAAGAGATTGGGCCAGGGGTCCCAAACTAAATCCAAAAATCAATTATAAGTTGTGCGGGGTCCCCCCTTTTTACAAAAAGGGGTCCCACTACTGTAGGTTGTATAGCTTGATTTAGATAGTTATACCTGGTAAAAACATATTCAACACTTTAAGGTGCTAAAAAAATTTTTTAAAAATTTTAAATGAATTTAGAAAATATAGACATAAGTAAACTACCCTCTGATGTACGTAAAAAATTTAAACAGCTGCAAGTTATGCACGCTGAAAAAAAGATACAGAACAAAGCCAAAGAAGACTTTCTATCTTTTGTAAAATGTATGTGGCCCGATTTTATAGAGGGGTCCCACCACAGACACATTGCAGATAAATTTAATAAATTGGCTACGGGCGAGATAACACGCCTGATAGTTAACATGCCCCCGAGACACACCAAGTCGGAGTTTGCCTCATTCTTACTTCCGGCCTGGATGGTGGGCCGTGATCCAAAGCTCAAGATTATTCAAGCAACACACACGGGTGAGCTAGCAATAAGATTCGGTCGTAAGGCCAAGAATCTAATCGACTCGGAAGATTATACAAAAATTTTTAAGACAAGATTACAGGAAGATTCAAAAGCAGCGGGACGTTGGGAGACACAGCAAGGCGGTGAATATTTCGCAGCCGGTGTTGGTGGAGCGATCACAGGACGTGGTGCAGATCTTTTAATTATAGATGATCCACATTCCGAGCAAGATGCACTTTCCCCAACAGCGTTAGAGTCAGCTTACGAGTGGTACACGTCAGGTCCACGTCAGCGTCTTCAGCCAGGAGGTAAGATCGTATTGGTCATGACTAGATGGTCTAATAAAGATCTTACAGGAAAACTGATACAGAATCAGAAAGAGGCAAAAGCAGATCAATGGCACGTGGTCGAGTTTCCAGCAATCATGGACCACGGATCAAAAGAAGCAAAACCCGTCTGGCCAGAGTATTGGAAACTAGAAGAATTAGAGAAGGTCCAAGCAACACTGCCCACGGGCAAATGGAACGCGCAGTGGATGCAGAATCCAACAGCTGAAGAGGGTGCTATATTAAAACGTGAGTGGTGGATGAAATATACTGATGAGGATATACCACAGCTACAACATGTGATACAATCGTACGATACCGCATTTTTAAAAAAAGAGACAGCCGATTACTCTGCTATAACGACATGGGGAATATTTTATCCGAACGAGGATAGCCCAGCCAATCTAATATTATTAGATGCAGTAAAAGGTAGATACGAGTTTCCAGAATTACGTAGATTAGCGTTAGAACAATATGAATATTGGAAACCTGAGTCTGTCATAATCGAGGCCAAGGCATCAGGTCTGCCACTGACATACGAGCTTAGACAGATGGATATACCGGTGGTCAACTTCACTCCGTCAAAAGGCAACGACAAGCATGCCCGTGTAAATGCTGTTGCACCTTTGTTTGAATCTGGTATGATATGGGCGCCTGAGCAGAAATTCGCA